CCAAACGCTATAGTTGTAAAACCATTTACTGCTATATCTGTTTGATTAGATGAAGGGTTAACTAGAAAAGCAGATTGATTAGGCATAGTCACATGACCATCTCCATCAATGTTAACTCTAGCTCCACCTTCAACGTAAAGCTGCATTTCTCTTGAGCCAGATGTAGTGTTATATCTTATCCCACCTTGATCAGGGTCAGAACTATCACCAAGGTTAATTGCTAAAATAGAAGAGCTACCACCTAACAAACTAATTTCTGTGTTATCATCGTCTTCAAATACAGCTACGCTTCCTGTCGTTGGTGTTGCACCTGATGAGGCTTTTTGCACATGAAGCTCTCTGGAGGGTGACGTAGTGCCTATACCAAAATTACCAGTCATTCCATCTCCAGTAACGTTCACAAAACGTGAATCTGCGTCAGACTTACTGTATGTATCAGCCACGTCAAACACATCATAGACTACCATCTCTACTACGTCATCAGCAGATGCTGAACTAACTAACACTACGGTTGTACCTGTCGTAGCGGTATAGTCTGTACCTGCTTTAAGTAACACTCCATTTTGATAAACGTCCATGTATAAACTATCTACATAGCTAAGTGTCAGAGCATTGCTGTCACTGCCACTAAATGATGTTTGTCCTGCTGTCGCTTGGTATGTGAAACGACTACGGACTGAGTTCTTTGGTGCTTTTCCTATATAGGGCATTATGCTAAATCTCCAAATATTGCAAAGAAATGAACTTCATCGTCAGCCGTAAGACTATCTGTTCTGCTAAAACTTTTTAACCTGCAAGAGCCTGTTGCTTGAGCAAAAGTTCCTTGTAAAGCCGCATATAACCCACCCATCGGCATAGAATAATTTACACTCGACATAGAGTTTGAAAATGCGTAGCTATAATCTCCTGCTCCTTCATCTGTGCTACCTGAAAGGTTAAAAGAGTCACTTCTAACAGCCGCATCTGTACCATCTACCCATGCCTTACATAGACCCTGTACAACATTAGTAGTAGCAGAGCCACCTTCACTATCTACAGTTGAACCTATTGTTAAATTGGTCAGTGCCATTTAATTATCCTTATGCGTAAGGGCTAGTACCCAATGTGCTTGTATCCCAAGCTGCTTTTAATTTAGCTATAGTGTCTGCACTACCGATGGCAGAAGCAGCAGGTGCATCTCTAAGAGCTTTCTTCTTAGCTATACTTGCTGTTTGTGCTGATGAGTCACTAGCTTCTAGTGCCTTCATGTACACTACATCTTCAGCATCTAGTAGAGGCTGACGTACTTCTCTAATCTTGTCTTTAAATATTTCTTTAGCTTTAGTCATATCTTCTGAAATAGTGCTGCCAGAGAGCTTCCATGCTCCCCTGAAGTGCCTATCGGATGGTTTAGTTACTGATGAGCTATCAACAGTTTTGCCATCCATGTCTGTAATATAAGTTTTTGCCATAATTAATACTCCTTTATGCGGCTACCGATGTTTCAACAGTGAGTTCATCGCTTATTTGCCACGCATTTCTCCACTCCCTGCTTGCAGGTAGTTGACTTTTTTTGCAGATAACTAATCGTGGCTTATTAGCTTTATCCCAATCTCTCCAGACATGTTCAGGTATGTCCTTCATTATTAAATACTCTATTGCTTCTTCTTCAGTCATAGGACCAATAGGAGGCATATTGTGTAGAAGCTCTGGACCTCTGGTATGTTTTACAAAGTCAGGCTTTGCTTCATCCTTCTTTAGTTCCCAATAGGATTGTACTGGTGGTAGTATGCCACCCTGTAATGCACAAGCCATCCAGTTAGGGTCTGGGTGTGTAACTTTAGCAGGATTTTCCATATCATTAGGG